CAATTTTCATATGAAACAAAAGATTTTGGTATACTGTTTATAAACGATTTTATTGATTCTTTATCTGAAATTAAATTAATATTTACTTTCAGGTATTCTTTCCAAAGACTATATTGATTTATTTCTTTTGTTGCGTCAGAATCATCTAAATTTAAAGAAAGAGTTGATAAATCTGATTTAAAAACTTCTTTTAATAGAAATTCTTTTATTAAAGTTCTTATTATAATGATATTATTCATTTTATATTAATATATTTACACATTATCGTTGTAGATAAACTAATAGGCCACAATAAAATCCAACAAGGTATACCTATAATTGTTTTTAAATTTTTTGACGGATATATCCAATCAAAAAAAGTCCTTAAAGCCCAATTTCCAATTAATTTTTTATCTGTTCCAAACGCCATAAAACCAAACGCCATTAAAACAACAAAATACCAACTTAAACCTAAAATAACATATATACTTAATAAAAAAATCATTATAATTCACAATCCAAATAAATAATATTCGTAATATCTATTAAACACCAACCAAATTTACCGTTTTGATTAAATACAAAACAATCGTATGAATCGTCTGCATATTTTTCTATACCAACAAATAATACAATGACAATATCTCCAGGTTTAATTTTATCAACAACTGTAACACCTGTTTCATTTAAATCATTCCATAAATAAGCTTCATGTTCAATCATAATAAGTCTTGAACTTTTTAAAAGTTGCCAATAATTATTTATCGGCGATTTCCCTAATGAATATGCCACTTTATATTTATAAATATAAAGAAAAAATTTATTTGCATATTAATTCATTTTTGTATATAATATTAAATATGAATATTGGTGATCTTGTTTTAATAAGAAATGGTGGTGCTTATGGCTTATTTGATTTAAACGATTCAAATGGTAGTGTTCTAAAAACATCAACTGTAGGAATTGTAATAGACAAAGTTCCAGTAAAACATAAAAGAGGCAATGGTACGTATTACACTGTGTACTGTAAAATTTGTATAGAAAATGAATTATACTGGATCCCAGAAGGAATGTTACAAAAACCAAGTAACAAATTATTATGGGGATATATAAAAAAATATAATAAACAACCTAAAGTGTCATTTACTAAATAAAGTAGAATATAAATAAAATATAATAAAAAAAGGCCAGCATGTTAAAGGTACAATTGAACCTAGAGTAAAATCAATAAAAAATCTTACAGGACTATCTAAAAACCCATCTTTTCTTGCTAGGATAAACATTACTGACCATGCCAACCATGTAAGTATTCCACCGGCTAAATAAGTGATTAAAAATAATGTAATTGACATATTACTATATATTAACTATATATTTTAATGAACAATATGTCTAGTTATAATTTTACAATTAGGATGAATACGTTTTAATTCATCTGTTGCTTTAATGTTTTTATGACTATCGTCAAAAAATTCAACCTGTTTTAAACCATTTTGAATAATTTTATCAGAAATCCATTCAGCTTTTTTTATTGGATTAGAATCGCCAAGAGCAACTATTTCTATTCCTTCTGGAAAACCATAATCTTTAAGAAATTTTTCGACCGGTTGTTTTGCACTGCGAGCTGTTAAAATTGTAGCACCTTGAGGTCCATTTTTATTAATAATTGATCTTAATATTTTAACAGTCCATTTAATTTCTCGAGGATTAATTAATTTATTAAAGTCACCATAATCAAAAATATCATTATCATCTGCAACATATGTAGCATATTGTGCAGGCGTCATTGATTTTTTGTGTTTACCCATTTTATCTTTAACGTGAACCATCGCATCTGTAAAAACCAACGTATCATCAAAATCAAATATTCGATGTACAGGTTTCCTACTTACTTCATTTATAACAAGATTAATTAATTCTCGTAATTCTATTAATTTCATGTGATTTAAAATCTATATTTTATTTATTCCTATGAAAATATAAGAATATGCTTCTAAAATTTCGCCTGTTTTTATATTAAAAATTTTTACGATATCATTTTCCATATTTATTAAAATAAATAAATCATTATCATTTATTTGAATAAAATTTACAAATAATTTTACTTTATTTTCAAAATATTTATATTTTTTTGCAAGATATGATAAACCATTTTTAATAAAAATCAAATCACCCTGCATTAAATCAGATATCATTTTATATAAATAACATCTTCATGATTTAAAAGTGACATTAAACCAATTATGATCACTTATATATCAGGTATATACTATATATACGCCAATAATCAAATGTTCTATTAACTATTTGATCATAACAATAACATACTTTAATTAAATCATACCGTTTGTATGATTTTAAAAGATTCTTTTTCATATATTAATACAGAATTTTTAAAAATTTCTGTATTTTTTTTATTAATCACAACAATTGTTCCTGATGGTCCAAATATGTGTGTATCTGTATTACGATCACACAATTCTTCAAATATAATTTGATTATTTAAATTTAATCTCAATGATGGATTTTTAAATCTAACTTTTTTTGATTGAATTTCAATTGTTTTCCACGTTCGCTCAGAAATTATAATCATTTAATTTTTCTAAAATATTAAATCTTATCCCAATAGATAAGGAGAATTTACTATGTAAACAAGAAGTGTGCAAATTTTTATTAAAGAATTAGGTTTTTTATTGTGAGTTTCGAAAAAAGATATGACCTTGTGCAGTAACTATTTAACACAATTTTAATTCATTAATCATAAACACCATGTATGATTTTTAATTTAGGGCTTTATAAAAGCAACTTGTAAGACAAAAAAAGGTGATATAATTACAAGGATTACTACGCTTGTAATAAATGATGACCCAATTGAACATGTGGAGCTTCAATCTACCCTTGTAAACGTGTAATTCTTTCATTGAATCAATAACAACGTAGATTTAAAAAAGAACGGAATGAAAATTCCGTTCTTTTTTTACGTCCATATTAATTTAACATCAATAATTTCATCAAAAAGTAAAAAATCCATAAAAGTAAGTGAGACAAAAGATATAAGTGTTGATAATTTTGAATGAGGAAAATTTATTATTAATTTTATTAAAAGTGTTAGAATTAAATACATGATAAGAAGGCACCTCGATGATTTGTTTTAACCAAAGAACAATTTTTTGTTAAAACATATATATAATCGATGACATTTATTAAAAGACAAATTTCATATCGTTCAAAATAATATACCTTATCACCTGGTAATATTTTCCCAACAATCCAGTCTATATCATATTCCATTGTAGGGTCAACAATAATAAGATCGCCTATTTTATAATTTTTGTTATAACTTAATAATGAATTCTTTTTGAAATGATTCATTTAATGAATATTCCTTATACCCATATGGATTTGCAATAATTTTTGTTTTACCTATTGTATATGAACATGATTCATGTGTATGTCCATGTATCCAATATTTTGCCTTTGTTTCTTCAATAACATCTTTAACATCATTAACAAAAAAATCATTTAATGGGTTTCCAAAATATTTCCAATTAACACTTTCATGTGTTGGAAGATGATGTGTAATAACAATTTCATTTGAATTTATATTTGACATTAACCAATTGCGAGAATATTTTGCTTTACTATAAACCCAGGGAACAAAACCCTTGATTTTTGTATAATCAATCATTTTATGTTCAAACTTTTTTTCAGCAGGTTTATTAAACCATAATGTTGCGCCGGAAAACGTTATATTTTTAAAGTTAAATTTTTGACATTCTAAAATTTTTATATTTGGAAAATCTAACTCTATATTATTTTTAATGTTTTCAATGTCAAATGGTGAGGAATCCCAATATTCATGATTACCTAACACAGAAATAACTTGAACGTTTAATTTTGAAAGTTTTTTATATGATTCGTATAAATTTTCTGAATCGCATAAATCACCCGCTATGATTAATGCATCAATATTATCTACGTTAATTAAAGAACAAGACTCTTCGCCTTTATCGGCGTGAAACTCCCAATGTAAATCACTAAGCACTTTAATATTCATTTTATTATTCTATGATGATTTTAAATTAACATAAAAAAAAGTTTTTATGTCTTCAGTTTTTGGAACTTTTATAGGAAAATCCTGAATTGAAATGATAAATGAATTTTCATTTTTATGTGAATCTTTTAAAATTCTTGCAGCCTCAATTAAAACTTTATTTTCTTCATCTGTTAATTGTCTCATTTTATCATTCATTTTTAAAAGTAAATTCAATCAGTCAAACAACTACGGCATAAAGTCATATCTTTTCTTGAGATTCATGATAAACCAACATTCTTCACCCTATAGCTTTTATAAAAAATATATCTTTCATTAATGATGACTTTACTTTAATTATTATATGATTTTTTTAAATGACATTTTACAATAAAGTATAATTTTTTGATTTATTTACTTTTTCTGGATGTATGAATTTACAGAATGTTACAAACGTAGAAGGATCTACTATTTCAGCGTGTTTATCAACTTGAACATGATAAATATTACCATTTTGTGCAACAAAAGATACCATCCACGCATTACTATTATTGTTAGTGTCAACACATAAATTTGATTTTTTTATATTTATAATAAAAACAGAATCATTTTTTTTTAATTTAATACATGAATTATATGATTCAGCAATTGTTTCAGGAATTTGATAATAAACATAAATCCAATCATCTTCTTTAATTGGTTTGTTGTTGTCAGCAAAAAATAAATCTTTTAGATCAGGGTTATTGTAACAGATAATATATGTTTCACCAATTAATAACGGATTTTCAAAAATCATTAAATTTTCTCTACATAACTTTGTACTATAATACAATTATTTTTTAAGTTTGGATTCCATAATCTAAGATAAACTTCGTTCTTTTCCCTAGAATCATCTATTCCCCAAACAATACCACACATTCCCATATCATTAATTTTATCGGTTTTTAATAAATCTTCATTAGGTAAAATAGATGATAAAACTATAAAATATTGTTTATCATTAAAAGATATAGGATTTTTGATTTTTACAAGATCTCCTTCTTTAAAAAGCATATTATTTTTTAAAAATTTTTTAAAAAATTTAAACACTATTATGATAGTATGTCAAAAAATAATAATGTACTAACTAAATTTAATATGATTATAAATCAGTTCCTCATGATCACGTCGGCCATCTATTCGCCAGAATCCACAGTGACCGCCACCTGGGAATTTAACAATTTTGTAACCACGCATTTTTTGGAAGATGTTATTTTCATCGTGCCATGGTGTAATTGGATCACCATCCGAAGTTATAATTGTTACATTCAAATCTTGAGTTTCATTCTTCCCGAATTCATGCCAATCACCACCAGCCATTGTGGAATTCGTTTCGAATATATCAAAAGGTGTTCTTAATAATGCGGCGCACTTTTTGAAGTTACCCATTAACAACCCATTAATAATTCCTTGATACACAACGGCAGGAGAAATATATTTGGCTAAAAAAGTATTATCTCTGATCCACTTTAACTGAGGATTGTATTCTTGTGGTGGGGTTGATATTAAAAAAGTATGTTTAATCTTGTGTTTATTAGAATTTGCAACGAAACCTTGGGTGCATGTTATATAGGATAATACTAAAGATGCCCCACCGGAAAATCCACTAAGGTATATGTTGCACTTTGGATTAATTGATGTGATATATTCAACAATATCATAATAAGCAACACTTTGACCTGGGCCTGAACAGTTCCAGCTTGGAACTCTTTTATTTGTTGATGTGCCGGCATTGTCATGAGTGATCACTGCAATATTCGAATCGTTTGAAAATCTGTTGGCCAATGAAACAACATGACCGGCATTCCTGCTTCCCCCCATACCATGGGAGATAACAAGCACTTTTTCACATGTGTTAAGATCTCCATGAACCCTAATATAGTAGTTAGGAATTATCTCGACTTCTTCTATTTTATTATGTGAAATCTTAACAGGTATTACTGCAAGCAAAGTGTTGATTAAATCGAACATACAAGTAAGTATATGTTTAAACTAATTTATTAACAAGGTACAATAGGCGATTCATTTTCTGGATATTTACCAAGAGGTCTCAAGGGTTCAAGGATTGCAGCTATTTTTTCTACTGTCGCTTCGAATGTGTCTTCAATATTAAATGGTTCAAATATAGTTATTGTTTTCGTCGACCAATTTGCAGTACAAAGAATAATTGGAATATTTAATCTTTTAGCAATAACATAAAAGCCAGGTTTTATTCCTGTCGATTTTTTCCTCGTTCCTTCAATCGCCATGCCAAGATTTAAATTATCTTGTTTTGCATTCTTAATCATTAATCTTAAGCCTGTTGCATTCCGTTGTATTGGTAGTAAATTAAATCTCTTACAAATATCTTTTAAAATAGGTTTGTCAAAAGATTCTTTTACAGCAATAAGAAATTTTTTATCTTTCATTTTTGAAAGAGCTGTTAATAATATTAACTGTGTATCATATATTGTTGTATGTGGATAAAAAATATAAACATGAGTACCTTGTACACAAGGATCACCTTCTATCTTCCATCCCGTGAATTTTAATATAAAAGTTGAAAATTTTTCTAAAATCATTTGTTTATCCTATTTAAAATATGCTATTTTTAATCTCAGTATTGCTTATATTAACATCTTTTTATTTAATTTTTAGCAAGAACACAAAGCAAAAAGAACTTTTTACTGCTTTTTGTTGCTTTTTGTTTGGGTTTATATGTGGGTTAACAAAAAAAGAATTTCAAGTTTATTGGGTATTAATAACAATGATACCTTTAATTATTTTTATTCTTGTTCGTACTCATGATTACCTTAAAAATCGATAGCTTTAACGCCTGTTAAACTTTTAACGATTATGGTTATTTTTCTCCAAATATCTTTTTTGTTAAAGTAAGGATTAAAAATATCACTTAATATAAAGAATGATGTTGTGTGCGGTGCCGTATGATGAACGTTATGTTCTTCATTGTTTTGAATTAATTTTAATTTTTGGGCCCATTCAATGAGTAAAGGCATTTTTGTACCAGGCTTTAAATGATTATAACGATGAACAATATTTGTAATAATACCAAAAAATCCAGATCCAATTAAAATCTGAATTATAAATGGATTTTTGACGAATAACAACAGTAAATTAATAAAAATTCCAACAATAACGACATGTTCGATTGCTTGAAGGGTGCTTCTTCTTACAATTCTTCCTGGATCTGTATGATGCTCTCTAAATTCATGAACAACGATACCTATAATGGGTGTGTTTGTTGTAAAATAATTATCAAAGGTGAAATGAACTAAACCTGTGAGCAACACACTTATAATATAAGTCGACATCATTATTAATGGTATTGATAAACTATAAACTAACGAATAATTTGAAATTATATCATAACCAGATATCACAGCAAAATAAAGCGTTGTTAAAAAGTAAAATAAACACATCATGAATGTTTTCATAATATTAATTATTGTACTTAATCCATTTTATTGTATCTTCTAAAATAATTTTTGAATCTGTGAGTTTATAATTTACCTCTTCACAGAATAAGGATTGTATATCCCAGTTACGTGCAGCCATTTCTAAAACAACTGGATCAGGTATAGGTGAATGCTTTTTTAACCTGTAAAATAATTCTTCGGCAAAC